GGTTACAACCCCTTCGGAATAGATGTATAATTTTCGATCAGTTCCAAAAGCATCATAGCGGGTGCCATCTAAAGATAACCAAGCGTGTTGATCTCTGACTACACCCACAATAGTCGTGGAGACAAACTTCTCCCATCCTTTGATTTTCTGTGGCAATCCTTGAAAGAAGCGTACATTATCCGAGTCTACCCATTTGCCTTCGCCTGTGTAATCGGTTACTTCTTTATTGATGCCTGGTGCTGGTCTAAAATTAGTAAGTGGCATGACGGTAATATACTATCAAAATTTAATTTATAAAAGAGATTATCTATCTGTTAGGCTTATATTAAAAGCCATTGATAATCTAGCTTCTTCATGAGTGTGTTCAAAAACACTATGTTTAGTTAAACCAGGGAAAAGAACTAACATATTTTCTTTTAAAGGTAATAGCTTATTATACTCCTCAAACCACAGGAAATCTGATCCAGGTGCTTTTAAGTAAAAAGCTCCTGAGAAAGCAATATTGTGAATATGGGGATAAGTAAAATCTCCTTTACGATGCTTCATTCCCCATGAGTTTACTATAGTCATTTTAATTTCATTATCTGTTGGAGATCGGAAAGTCCATATCATGTTTAAAGCTTGTAGTATTTTTTGATGAATTAAATTAAACTCACTATCTTCTAGTAGTTTAGAATAGCTAGTCATAGAAGCTTGAACATTAGTAGACCTTTGCATTTCATCTATCTTTGTATATTCATTTATTTTTTCAGATAAATAATTTAGATAAGTCTTATCTTCTAAAAAATCTTCAAAGCAATAAACACTATTAAGAGAAGCAGATGAATGTTGTAATATTCTAACTTTCATCTTTCCTTGCAAATAAAGAACCAACATGGCCTTTAAAGGCTCTATTTCCAAAGTGTGTTAGTGGCATAGAAACATCAGCCCATATGTCTCCTCCACATTCTTGCCATAATCTTGAGAAATAATAATCTTCCGATAAGTACCTTTTAATACCTGGTTTTGTTTCGTAAATACCAGCACAAAATAAATCATAGCAGTTATCGGAGCTAAAAGATTGACCATTAATAATCTGATCGGATTGATATTTACGTTCAGGATACTTTTTCATCATAGTGCGAAAAACTTCTCTTTTAACTAACATCATTCCTGTTGCAGCTTCATTAACTTTACAAAACCCACTTTCCATTTTTACATTCATGGGGTCATCAAAATTAAGATTATACCCTAATGATTTTACTTCTAATTCGTCAGGGGAAGCATTAGGATTATCTTTTAATATTTGAGGTATCTTTTCAAAATGAATGTGTTTTCTCGGATAAATACCACACACCACATCTTTATCAAAACAAAGCATCCTCTCTATGTTTTGAGAATTAAATCCAATATCAGAATCAATAAACAATAAATGGGTAGCTACATAGTCGGTAGAATCCATCATCATTGAAACAATAGTATTTCTTGCTCTTGTTATAAGACTTTCGTTTCCCATTGTTTGAACTCTCATTCCAACACCACGAGCCATGGACCATTGTTGTAGATTCAATAACCCATGCATTGTGTTTTCTGTTAACATTCCACCATACATTGGCATTCCTAAGAATATTTTAAAATTCTTATCTTTTAGTTCTTCTGGTTTAATCATTTTCTTTTATATCCTATATTAACTCTTTTATCATATTTCCATTCTGGGTAATGAGGACCATTCTCATCAATATAATGGAGGAAAGCTTGAGCACAGTGATCTCCTTCAAACTTATTTCTCCAATGGACTAATTCCTCTCCCATGTAAATAATACCATCTCCAGGGTTCATAGTTATTTCTGCGGCTAAAGAATATCCATTTTCCATTGTATCTTTATTAATCTTACCAAAGTAGATAGGCCAAGGATCACCACCAAAATTAATGGTTACTGAATATTCACAAGATGCCCTGTCTCTATGTGGTGCTAATATTTCCCCACTCATATATAACCTAGTGTAGGAATATGTTGGAAATAATTTTTTTCCTGTAACTTGAGATAAAGGATCTACTAAAAATCCTAAAAGAGTTTCTGAGCATAAATCACAATAACAATAGTTAATGTAATTTTTATCAAGTCCTTCTCCATCAGCAAAATCATGATCGGTACAAGCTTTTATGACTAAATAGTTATATAAAAAGCTAGCAACATCTTTTGAAACTAAATTAGGAATATAACAATATTGATTTTTCTTAAAAAACTCTAAGTGTTCCATATGACTAGCACTCTTCTTTCTCCTTTTGTTACAGGGTATACTTTATGAGGAAACATGAAATTTGAAGGAAAAATAACTCCAGATCCTTTTTTAAGTTTTAATAATTTCTCGCTATTTTGTATTTGCAATTCTCCCCCCTCATACTCACTTGGGTCAGATAAACTTATAATCACAGTTGTATTTCTAGGATTTGTAAAACTATTGTCTGTATGAGCCTCATAGTGGCCTTTCATTTTATCTGTATATTTCAAAAATTGAAAAACAACTTGGTTTGGTGGCATTAAAAAAGTAGATACATTATCTATATAAGATTTCACTATAAAATTATTAATTCGATGTAATTTATTATAAAGAACTCTTAAAGAAACAGAGGTTCCTATGCTCTCTTCCGCTAATCCTAAAACTTTAACAGATCTAATTCTGTCGTCTTGAATTGCCGTAGTAGTCCCTGTAGTTCCTTTTTGAAATGAAGCTTCATTATTTTTATAAACTTGATGATGAATAAGATTCATAAGAGGTGCAGGAAGAACATCATGCAGCTCCAAAGCATACTCTAATACAGTAGCTGGTAATGTTTGATCAGGCACTTAATATTGTATTTTTTGCAGATGTTGCTTGAGTTGTTGCTTGAGTAGTAGCGTTAGAAACAGCTTCCTCATAATCAGAAGCATAAGTTACTGCATTAACATCTAAATTAGCTACTAAATTAGCTAAAACAGTATTGTATGTTTCTGCATATGTTTCTGCATATACTTTTTCCCCATTCCATCTAGTTACCATAGTGTTAGCCCAAGCAGGTAATGTAGATGAATTTATAGATTGATTTTGATCATTTCCATCAAATTCAATCCAACCTTCATTTGTACTAGCATTAAATTGTAATGCATGAACATTACTTGGAACAATATCATTTCCTGAAATGTTTAAATAAGCATTTCCATCAATGATTATGTCTACTTCTGTATCACCGGAATAGGCTTTAGGACCATTATTGGGATTAGAAGAATTTACTCCCGCATCATTAATCATTGTTAGTTGATTATTGATTGCTACATTATTTATTGTGATTGCCATTTTTTTTACCTTTCTTTTTTATAGCACTTTTTTTATTAGCAAGCAACTGAATGTCCTCAGTAAGTTCTTTTCCTTCAGCTAGATTATTTTGACTTTCTGCTATATTTCCCCAAATACTCCCTACTTTTAAAGGATCTTCTTTAGCTTTTTTATTTTGACTTTCTACTAATGCTAATGTGACCATGTTAGCTTTGACCATTTCATTTCTAAATGACTCTACAGAAGCGTTAGTCTGAACTTGTTTTCCTGTGTTCTCCACTAACAATAAAGGAATCCATGCGATAGAACAACCCCATTCCTGTACATCTTGTCCTGTTTGAGGATTTTTTCCTTGAAGCATGTTATACCAAATGCATTGATGCTTAATACACTTCTTATTAAGAAGTGGACATTTTCCATCGGGATCAAATATAGGCATTTATTAATTAATTACTATACATCAATCTTTTGTAGCAGCAACTACATTTGCATATTTTAAGTCCATACCTGGAACAGATAAAGGAGTAGTTGCAGAAGCATTACCTGAAATAGATAAGCTACCACTAACTGGGTGACTATGTGAACCACCGCCCCCCTCATTGTTTGAGGTTAACCAGTTGTCGATTGGAGGTGGATTAGGGTATCCATTACTCCATGAGCTAAATGCTCCACCTCTATCTGAGTCAAAAGGAGGTGCTCCTAGAGCCCAGTTATGAGGGTGTGAGTGAGCAGGAAGTTGTGGTGTTGATAAAGTAGTTGCTCCTGCACTTAAACTATGAGGAACTGTAACAGGAGCTAAATCTGTATAAGAGATAGCACCACTAGCTGTAGATTTAGATCCTGTAAAAACTGAACTAAAAGCATCTGTACCACCTGTGCCTCCACCTGAGCCAGTTACAATTCTTAATGTTGTGCTATTAATAGAAGCATCTGTATTTTGAGTCCAACCTGTTGGAGCTGAACCTTGAAAAAACATTGCTGTTGTCCCTGAAGGAATACTAGATACTCCTGTTAAAGCAGAACCATTTCCTGAATAAGCAGTAGCATTTACCGTTCCATTCGCTGCATAAAACACAGAATTGTTCACTGTTAATGTGTTTTTAATGCTTAAATTTCCTAAAGAATTGGCAAACAAATCAACAACTGTATCACCATTTTTATTATAAACGATTGTATGAGATCCTTGAACAACAGTTACTCCATTTGCTGAATGGCCTGTTGGTGCTACTGTTACAGAAAAAGCACCTGAAGTATTGTTGTATAAAATATAAGTTCCTTCTACAGCAGGAATAAAAACATATATATCCCCTGTTAAAGTTCCTGTAAGTTCAATTACTTTGTTTGCAGCTTCTGCTGTTGGATCAGCATTCCCTGTTGTTAAAGTGACATTGGCTGAACCAGCAACGGATTTAGATAAATACCCTGCTGTGAATTTATCAATTACTTCTAAACTTGTGTTTACATTGTTTCCCCAAGTATTCGCATTAGCTCCTGTTTCTTGAAGTTCTAATTTGTAATTATCTGAATAAGTGCTTGCCATTTTTTAATCCTTTGTCGCTATTATACTATCTGCATATTTTAAATCCATACTAGGTACACTTGCTGAAATAGGGGAAGAAACAGTTCCGCTTAAAGACGCACTTCCTGAAAAAGAGTGTGAGTGAGATCCTCCTCCACCAGTAGAATTAGAACCCATTGTTGTCGGAAGAGTAGTTCCATTTGGGTGGCTTTGTGGTACATAAGGTCCTGAAATACCATTTAAAGGCCCTGTTATAGTTCTAAAATTATGAGTATGTGAAGCTATTTGAGGTGTAGATAAAGTGGTTGCGCCAGCAGATAAACCTGCTGCACTAACTGATAAGTTAGCAACAGAAACAGGAACATTTGTAGCAGATGCTGTTTTAGAACCTGTAAAAACTGTACTAAAAGTATCTGAACCGCCTGTGCCTCCACCTGTTCCACTAACTACTTGTAGACAACACTGAGTTAGGGTTGCATTTGTATTTGTAGT